GTAACTGGTAGAGTTACAGATTATGCACTAAGAGATTGGAAATTAGCAAGTTTATTATCTTGTAGAAAAATTAAACCTATATGGAGATTTATTTTTAAAATTAAACAAGAAAAAGCTACTCTATTTTGTAATGTGAGAAATAGAAAATGAGTTCAGGACTACAGAAACAAAAAGAGATACATAAAAAAACTATAAAGATTTTTGGACCCCCTGGTACTGGAAAAACTTATACTTTAATTGAACGCATTTTAAAAAAACATTTAGCAAGAGGTGTGCATCCGAATGATATTGCTTACATAAGTTTTACTAACAAAGCAGTCAACGAAGCTATCAACAGAGCTATGGAAACTTTTACTAATTTTACAATAAAAGATTTTAATAGATTTGCTACTCTTCACAAATATTGCAGAAGATATTATGAAGAGGAAGTTTTTGACCCAAAGAATTGTATGATAGATTTTGCATTGCAAAGTAAAATTATTAAATCGTCTGATAATCGTTTAGCAGAAGATGGCTTCATTTACAAAGACTGGTCATTAGGTATTTATGATAAAGCAAGAAACACGATGCAAGACCCAATATTAACTTACAAAAAAGAGATTTATAAAAAAGATTCTTTAGATGTGTATTGTAGAAAAATATCTACTTATGAACATTACAAAAAAGATAGTTTCATAGACTTTACTGATATGATATCAAGAGCAATAGATGAAGTAGATTTTCCTAAATTAAAACTACTAATATTAGATGAAGCTCAAGACTTTACTCCGTTGCAATGGTCTTTGATTTACAAAATGGTAGAAAATGTAGACAGAGTAGTTTGTGCAGGAGATGACGACCAACAAATATACGGATGGTCTGGAGCAGACTCAAAATATTTTACTCATTACTTTCCAGGCAGAAAAGTAATTCTACGGAGAACTCAAAGGTTTGGAAAAGCTATTTATGATTTCTCACAAGTTATTAGAAAAGGTATTATGAATAGTTTAGAAAAAGAATATTATCCTTCTGCTAAAGATAGTTATGTAAAACGATACTTACACTTTCGTGAGGTGCCATTACATTTAGATGGAACTTGGTACATTTTAGGTAGAGTAAATTCTGTTGTCAACGAGCTGCGGATGATGGCAAAAGATATGGGCTTATATTTTTCAGACAATAGAGGCAATAAATCTTTTGATAATAAACAATGGGAAGCTATCAAGAGCTGGACTAAAATTAGCAATGGAAAAAAAATCACGAAACATGAAGCAGAAAACATGATGAAATATATTCGTGAATTAAAAGATAATTCTTTTCGTTCTATAAAATTTTGGGTAAGTCTATCCGATACACAAGAGTATGATTTTGATGGTTTAAGAGATTGGTGTGGTTTAGATTTAAGTGATGATGCTTACAATAAACCTTGGTATGAAATATTAAAAAGAAATTTTCATACACCACAAGTTACATATTTTGTTAGGTTGTTAAAACGATATGGACAAAAGACATTGAACAACGAACCAAAAATAGTTGTTGATACTATTCACAGTTGCAAAGGTGGTCAAGCTGTAAATGTTTTATTATTTTCAAAATGTAATTGGGTGGCATCTTATCAGAAAAAAAATCCTTTCGAACAATCTGAAGAAAGAAAAGTATATTATGTTGGAGTAACAAGAGCCCAAAAAAGATTACATCTATTGTCCACCGACCATAAGTATAATTATCCTATAGGAGAAGATTATTTAAATTTTCTTAGAGGAGTGAAATAAAATTATGTTAAACTATATTTAAGGAAGAATGAAATGGAATATGTAATATTATATACAATAATTCGTACCATCATTGCGATACATAATTCAGGAGTAATACAATGAGCAAGTATCAAATCAACTATAAGATGGAGTTTAAAACTAGACCAAGTAAATTTGATGTAGAGTGTAAATTATTTGATTTGCTTAAAAATGGTTTCACTTTAAAATCAGTAGAAGAAAGTAGCACAGTAGTTAGACTTAAAAATATACAGGAGAAAAAAAATGAGTGTTTGGGAAAAGGGTAGCGAACACTACAAAGAATTTAAAATACAGCCTTCTCAGTTTATCAATAAAAACGAACTAGGTTTTGCAGAGGGCAATGTGATTAAATACATTTGTAGACACAAAAGCAAAGGCAAAAAATCTGACATATTAAAAGCAATACACTATTGTGAAATGATAATAGAAAGGGATTATGAATAATGTTTGTAAATAACAAAAAAACTGGTTCTAGGGGTGTAGAATATAGGGATGGCAGCACTAGGACTGTGATAAAAGCTATCATGCCTTTTATTCCAAGAACTGATGAGTATTACGATAAGTATGCTGTTTTTGATAAAAATCGGAAAATAGTTGAGATAAGAACAAAGGCACAAGATGTGATGGAAGAGCATATGAAATGGCACAACGAATTATTTAAAGATGAAAAACAATGAATGTTTTTAAATGTAAAGTTCCAAATGATATTTTTGACAAACTAAAACAAAAAATATCTAAAGTTGCAGAGAAAGATTTTTACGGAAAAGATTTAGCTGGTAACATTAAAAAAGAGTATAGCTTAAATGCAAACTTTCTAGAGTTAAATAATTTTTTGATTGGTAACATAAATTCATTTGCACCACTAGGAGAATATGTAAAAAAAATAGTTAAACAATATTTGCAAGATAATGATTTAACTGTAGAACTACATCTATATAATTTGTGGGTAAACTTAATGGCACAAAACGAGTTTAATCCTTTACACACACATGAAGGAGTTTTTTCATTTATAATATTTATAAATATTCCTTATGATATTGAAGAGATGAGAAAAGCCTCTCCTGGTATTAGAAGTAACTCTAATGTATCTGGTGCCTTAGAGTTTGTAAAAGGCAATAGTGATACTATTAACGATTTAACATCATTACAAATACACGCAGATAAAAGTTGGGAAAAACAATGTTTGATATTTCCGTCTACTTTAAATCATTGCGTTTATCCATTCTACAACACAGACAGTTATAGAATAACTGTTTCTGGTAATTTAGGGTTACAAAGAAAGAGATAATATCATTATGCAATTAGTATTTCCTTTACAAAAAAAAACAATGTGGTCTCCTCCCATTGAGTATAAAGATTTATCAGAAGCAAAAGAAATCGCTATAGATTTAGAAACAAGAGACGAGGGTATTAATAAAGGTCTTGGAGCTGGATGGGCTACTGGCAATGGTGAGATAGTAGGAGTTGCAGTTGCTACAAAAGGATTTAGTGCTTACTATCCTTTTGGTCATCAGGGTGGTGGTAATTTAATTAAAGAACAAGTCTTATCTTATGTAACAGATTTGTGTGCTTTGCCTTGTAGAAAAATATTTCATAATGCTCCATATGATGTCGGTTGGTTACAAGCATATGGCATCAAGGTACAAGGAGAAATAGTTGACACTATGATAGCAGGAGCTTTGTTAGATGAGAATAGATACTCTTATTCTTTAAACGCATTATGTAAAGAATATCTAGGAGAACTAAAAGCAGAAAAAGATTTACTAGAGTCAGCTAAACTATTTGGTGTCAGTCCCAAAGAAGAATTATATAAATTACCGAGTGAGTATGTAGGATTTTACGCACAAGAAGATGCTAGGCTTACTTATGATTTATGGCAGAGATTTAAAAATGAATTGTATAAACAAAATTTAATGACTATCTGGGAATTAGAAAGAGACTTACAACCTCACCTTATTGAAATGAGAAGAAGAGGTATACGAGTAAATTTAGAAGGAACAGAAAAACTTAAAAAAGATTTTAAGCAAAAAGAAAACATAACTTTACAAAATATAAAAAAATTAGTAGGTAAAGATATTGATATATGGGGGGCTCGTTCCATAAGTTTTGCCTTCGATAAAATGGGTATCTCATATCCAAGAACACAAAAGACAAAAGAACCAAGTTTCACGCAACAATGGTTAATGGAAGATAATAATGAGATATCTAAACTAATCGTACAAGCAAGAGAGTTGAATAAGTTTCATAATACATTTATCAATAGTATTTTGAAATACGAACATAAAGGTAGAATACACGCAGAGATAAATCAACTACGCAGCGATAGTGGTGGTACTGTTAGTGGAAGACTATCTATGAGCAATCCAAACTTACAACAGCTACCAGCTCGAAATAAAGAGTTTGGAAACTTAATACGAGGTTTATTTTTACCAGAAGTAGGAGATAAGTTTTGTGCTTTAGACTACTCGCAACAAGAACCAAGAATTGCTACCAGTTATAGCTTAGCATTAGAGTTTAAGGGTGCAGAAGAAATAGCAAAGGCTTATGAAAGTGGAGATGGCGACTTTCATCAATCGGTAGCTGACTTATGTGGTATAGATAGAAAAAGTGCTAAAAGCATTTCTTTAGGGTTGATGTATGGTATGGGTAAAAATAAATTAGCAAATATGTTAGGATTAAGTTTTGATGAGGCTACCTCTTTGATAGATACTTATAATCGAAAAGCTCCTTTCTTAAAACAACTAGCTGATAAATGTATGGAGAAAGCTCAGAACGAAGGAGTGATTAGAACGAAGTTAGGAAGAAAATGTCGTTTTGATTTATATGAGCCGAAAGATTGGGGTGTGCATACACCTGAAAGATATGAAAATGCTAGTGCAAAATATGGTGCAAATAATATAAGAAGAAGTTTTACTTTTCGTAGTCTAAATAGATTAGTACAAGGTAGTTCTGCTGACTTAACAAAAAAAGCTATGTTAGAATGTGCTAGGATAGGACATCTACCTTTATTACAAATTCACGATGAATTATGTTTTAGTATTAAAAACAAAGAAGATGTAAAAGTTATTAAAAAGAAAATGGAAGACTGTGTAGAGTTTCTAGTTCCAATGAAAGTAGATGTAGCGATAGGAGACAACTTTGGTGAAACTATCTAATTCTATATTTGATTATGTATTTTGTTTTTTACAGCTTCAATATCTTGTAGGATAATTTTTCTTTTAATAGTTGTTAATGCTTTATCTAAATTAACCATTTGATTAGTATAGACACCATAATGTTTATACATCTTAGTCCACAAGTTTTCTAAAGCAATTTTCTGTTCTAATAAATTATTCATAATAGCCTTTTACTGATAATAAAATATTATCACTTCATTTGTCAACTCCTCTTGACATTTCTTATCTAGTCTTTAATATGAAAAGATAAACTAAAGGGGGCGATATGACAAAATTTATAGTATCAACTGTTCTTATTATGAATGGTCTATTGTGGTTTTATATTTACATATTAACTTTATAGGAGATAAAAATGGATTTAACGAAATGGAAAACT